GAATGGGATATTGCGGCTTTGTTACCTGTCGAACAATTTCAGAAAGCAAGCACAAGTAAAGTCTGGGCCGACTCTAGGAAAAAATTCTAAATGGCATTTCAACCAAATCAATTTCTATCTAACATTAAAGCCAAAGGTGGACTGGCAAAGCCAAGTCGCTTCCAGGTAGTATTACCTATTCCAACATACATTAATAATTTTGTTGGTCAATCTATCCTAGAAAAACTTTTCAACTTGCCATCGAATATTACTGCCGAGTTGCAGGACATTTTTAATACGGAAGTGCGTGATGAACAATCACGAACTGCGAATCCATCATTATCTCGTTATCTAGGTCTTCAATGTGAGACTGCTGAATTGCCAGGTAAAACACTGGTGACTGCCGATGCTAAAATTTATGGACCTACATACAAAGTTCCATATCAAACGCAATACAATGAAATGACATTGACGTTTGTTTGTACCAACGATTTCTATGAACGTAAATTGTTTGATAGATGGTTAGAGGCTATTATGCCTACGGATACAAACAATTTGAGATTTGCTAAAGATGATATCACAAGATACATGTCTAACATACAAGTGATTCAGTATGATGATTTTGTTGCACAAATCTATGCGGTAGAATTGATGGATGCATATCCAATTGGTGTTTCAGCACAACCATTAAATTGGTCTGAAGATGGTTTTCATCGTGTATCTGTCCAATTCACTTATCAAAAGTTTAGAACTATTTACGATAGCAGAATCAACATCGCCGACCAAGTGGCTGAGAAGATTGGTGGAGCACTTGGTAATAGATTGTTGAAACCAATCAATCAAATCGACCAAGCAATCACACAAAAAGTTGGTGGTATCGCCACAAGAGTATTATTATAATTATTTGGAGTTATTATGAGTTTACCGAAAATTGATGTGCCGGTTTATAGCACAAAATTGTTATCAACTGGCAAAACTGTTAAGTATAGAGCATTCACAGTCAAAGAGGAAAAGTTGTTCCTTATGGCAAATGAGAGTGATGATGTTGATACTGTTATTGATTCAATCAAGCAAGTATTGAATAACTGTATTATAACAAAAGGAGTTAATGTTGAGGAACTTCCTTTGTTTGATATTGAATATTTGTTCTTGAAACTACGTGCTGTATCTGTTGGTGAAGTTGTGAATCTGAGATACAAGTGTAACAATATTTTACCAAAGTTGGATGGTGAGGAAGAAAAGAAGTGTAATCATATCGTTGAGATTGATTTGAACTTAAATGAGATTACACCAGATTCTGTAAAATTGGAAAAGACGATTGAAATTACAGAAACTATGGGTGTTACGATGAAATATCCAACTTTTGATTTGCTGAAAGATTTTGATGTGAATCAGGAAGTCGATTCGATTATTAAAATGACGGTCAAGTGTATCGACTTCATTTATGATAAGGATAGCATTTACTATGCAAAGGATGCCAAAGAACAAGAATTGGTTGATTTTGTGGAAAGTATGCAATCAAAAGATTTGGAAAAAATTAAAGATTTCTTTAGTTCTATGCCAAAGTTGAAAAAGAAATTGGATTTTAATTGTGTCAAGTGTGGTTACAAGGAAAAAATTGAACTAGAAGGAATACAAAGTTTTTTCGGATAACGTTTGGTTATGAGAATCTAACTAATCATTACCAAACGAATTTTGCACTAATGCAACACCACAAATATAGTTTGACAGAGTTAGAGAATATGGTACCTTGGGAAAGAAGTATTTACGTTAATATGTTGATGCAGTATTTGGAACAAGAAAACGAAAAATTAAAACAAGCGCAGAGGCGATAAATGGCAGAAAAAAGCAGTAGACTAGCAGACATTCTAAAACAAGAATATAAATCAAAAGGAATTGTTGGTGGTTTGGCATCAGCAACAGGTAAACGTGTCCTTGAAAAACTTGATATTAGAAATGCACTATTCGGTGGTTCTGGAGTAGGTTCTCTTGTTGGTAGAAAAATATTCGGTAAAGGTTATTCTGCGATAAATGAAAAGTCGCCTGCCGATAAGATATCATCACAATCTGCACCAATCTTAGCCGCACAATCGGACAAGTTGGATGTGATTAGTATGAATACACAAATCACAGCAAAAAATTCTATGGCACTTCCATCCATGGCAAGAGACATGAACGTGATGCGCCAAAATATCATCAAGATGGTGAAACTTCAGGGTGGAACTCCAACAAATAAAGCGGATGCATTTTTCTCTAAATCAAAAGATAGAGAAGCGATGTATGAAAATCTTTTTAAGAAAGATAAGACAACTACACCAACTAAAGTTGAAACTAAAAAAGATGAGGGTGGTTTAGCAAGTTTTGTTACAAAATTATTGGGACCAATAGGTCTGATTGTCGCTGGTTTAGTTTCTGCCGTTCAAACTGGAATATCAGCATTAAAAACATCTTTTGATGTTTTCAAGTCTGCACTTGGTGGTTTGGCAGAATGGATTTTGAAAAACATTTTAGGTAAAAGTATTCCTACACCAACACCAACGGCACCAGCAGCCGCAGGCGGTGCTTTAGCAACTGGAGTTGTTAGTGGTGTTGCTCTTGGTGGAGCAGCCGCAACTGTGGCGGCAACATCTATCATGGCTTCCGAATCACAAAAAGCAAACAGAAAAGCATTACAGGAAAATTCGATGTTGGGTGCCATGGGTGGAGATACATCATTCGCATCAGCAATTTTAGATGCACAAGAAAATGCACGTGAAGAGAAAGATAGAATAAATGCTCAAAGAATGAAAGCATATAAATCACGTGCAGGAGTTGGCCGTGATACATCTCCATCAAAAGAAATTGATCCTGGTAAGAGACAAATTCTAGACTTTATTGGAAACAAAGAGGGCGGACCAGCGCAATACAACGCTTTGGTTTATGGCAACAACACACCGAAAAGTGCAGATTTAACCAATATGACGATTGATGAAGTATTAAACTATCAATCTGGCATGAGAGCCAGAGGTCATGCCAGCACAGCGGTGGGTCGTTATCAGTTTCTAAAAGGAACACTAGAAGATTTGGTTAGACAGTCAGGAATTCCAACATCAACTAAATTCACACCCGATGTGCAGGATCAACTAGCAGGTCTTTTGGTTGATAGAGCGGGTTATCAAGAATTCAAAGATGGTAAAATAGGACTAGAACAATTCCAAAGTAAATTAGCCGGAACATGGGCAAGTTTACCTAAAGCAGATGGAACATCTGAATATGCTGGTATTGCTGGAAACAAAGTTCTAACATCAGCATCAGCATTACAAAATGTTTTAATGGCATCAGCAGGTGGAACATCTGGTGGTAGATTATCAGAATCTAGCACACAAGTTGCAACACTCACACGTGAAGCATTAATTCCTCAATCTCCTAATATTAATATTAGTGCACCACAAGCACAACAAAATCAGCAACAACAAGCACCAGTGACTATTGCCGCAGCCGATGTTATGGATACAGACTTCGGTAAATTGTTAGCAAGAATGTATTGACGTAAAAAAACCCCTCGCAAGGAGGGGTTAAACATTTACAATATGTTTATTCGTCAGCGAGTGACTTGAAATAATCCAAATCATCATCGTTGATATCTGCGGCTGGCGCTTTAGCACGAACTGGTGTTGGTGCAGCCTTAGTTGATAGTTCAACATCTTCCGCACGAATGCTAGGAACTGCATCACCTTCAAAGCCAAGAACTTTATCCAAACGTGCTTTTAATTGCTCGTATGATTTGAAGTTTTTCTTGTCTGTGAAGTCCTTCAATGAATGTTCTTGTTTGTAGATTGATTCCAATTTGTCATCATCACCATCAAACAAAGCAGAAGGTTCAGCAAACTCAGACTTGTCATAGTTGCGATAGCCTTCAACATTACGAATCTTCAATTTGAAGTTTGCACCGTCCCAGAAATCGAATGGATTAACTGGTGTTTCATCTGCAAATTCTGGATTCATTGCTTCAGAGATTTTATCAAAAATCTTCTTACCGAATTTGAACAAACGAACAGTACCATCATTCTCTGGATGTGCGGGATCAGAAACAACGTAGATATTCGCAACAT